CTACCTTCCGAGTCTGCGTCTGAATACATTTTTCTAACCTGACTACCTGAAAATGCTTCTTTGCCATTAACTTTAAAGTCATGTTTTTTAGTCACAAAAATATATGCGTGTGTCTCAAATGATTCACATTTATCAATGCTGACAAATGGTTGATAGTATGCTGGTGAACCATCTTTCTTTGTGTATTTCATTGGGTCACGTTCCGAACGAACAAGAATGAGAATATCTTTCTTTTCGTCATACTTCTTCATAATCTCTTCTGGATTAATCGGTTGAACGACCTGAACGAAATCGTCTGTAACTCCTGCCTGTTGCGCTAGGAATTCTTTATCTTTAAATGGGATTGGACGGACTTTTGTATCGTTGCTAGATGCAACATAAAAGTCTGGAGTATGGAATTTGGATTTGGCTTGAGTGTAACTACTCAAATGTCCGGCATGAAATGGCTGGAAGCCACCACCGTACACGACAATTACTTTGCCTTTTGCTTTTGCTTCATCAAGCAATATTGATTCTTTAAACGATTTCATATTCTTAGAGTTTTCCGTAGACTTATCTGTACAGGTTTGCCGTAGCCTAACTGAGTTATACTTTATTTATAATTTACATAAACGCTAGAAGCAATGGGTCTGCTTTTAATGCGGCTTCATCGATTGTAGCACCAGAACCTTTTTTGATTGGTGCAATGTTATATGGTGATTTTGACACTTTACCAAACTGTAGCGTCATAACGAATTGATAGTCTCCGCCACCCTTATATTGACAGCGAACACGAATAACAGCAGATGCATTAGTAGCAAAATCGGGAATAGGAGAATTCTTGTTTGCTTTGAGTTTTGGCTGTAGACCCAATAAATCTTTGCCTGCTAGTGTAAAGAATCCGTGTGTTCCTACGTTGATATACGAACATTTTTTAGCAATATAATAGTCACAGATTGCTTTTGCTGGAATAGGTACATGCACTTCATTTTGGGCACCAAACTTTTCTAAGTCTGCTTTGTATGCGGCAGTCTTGTCTTTAGCACCAACAATGATTTTTTTGCCTCGTTCATCATTTTGCAAACATGGCACTTTACCACGCCAGTCTTTACCATGAGTTCCGCTAGTGTTCATCTCTCTTAGCAAATTGAACTTCTTTGCTAATTCAACTAAGAATTCTTTCTCAGGATCAGTTCCAATGTCACCGAATTGCCACTTACCATCGTAGTATTTCATAACTAAAGAACCTGCGGCAGTTGGAGAATTCTTCAATTCGCAACCAGTAGTTTTTTTCGATTTATTTTGAATGGTCAGGTCTGGTTTGTCGTGTGATGCACCGGCAGTTCCACCCGTTGAAATCTTATATTTGTTCAACGCTTTATATGCATTCTCCTCATATAAAAATCCTTCTTGTGCCATTTTATTATTTTCCTTGTTTAGTGCATATCTACCATTAAATATAGTTACCCGATGTATACATAAAGGTGTCCGGTTTCAGATTAAACCTTATTACCTCTGCCAACCTTTAATCACATCAGGTGAGAAGTTTGCATAACTGAATTGCATTCTGTCAACTAACTTGACTGCATTGCCTTTAATCTTATCGATAGCAACATAGCCCTCAACACCAGTCACTTCGTAACCTTTCTTAGTCAACAAGAAAGTATTCAACGTCTTAACTTCATCCATCTTCTTAATCAAAATCAACTTCGCTTCTGCTAAGAGATTCATCATTGTGAAAATGTCTTCTAAATGTGATTTGTTTTTTGGTGAGAAGAATCTAAGCACTTTGCTTTTCTTTAGCATCTGAGTAGCACGACCACGTTCACCTTTGCCCTCGGCTTGTTTCTCGTAGTAATCTTCTATGTATGTGATTAATTCTTTAACGTGCGCTTTGACGTTAGTGATTTTCAACTGTTGACGTACTTTTGAATTATTGAATGTCTTAATGCGTTCGATCAAGTCTTCGTCCGTATTGATATAGTTTAGAGTAGCGGCATCTAACTTTTGGAATATCTTTCCAGCATCAGATAGAATCGCAGTCACATTGTCATTCTCTGCTTGTGTCAACGTAGCCTTACCCGACACATCGTGATAGACTGCACTTGTCATCCAAACGTTTGAATTCTTTGTGAGTGTGCTTAGAATGTCTTTGCCAAAGACTGCTGACATTGTTTCGAATGTATCGCCTTCGTAAATTGTATGCCACACAATGCCAATCTTTGCTTTTTGTATCTCTTTAGCAAGTTCAGTTCCTGTTGGTACTGCATATACTAAAGTGTTTGGATGAAATGTGACGTATGATTCACCATCAATTGTTTCTGTCTTCAAGTCTGATTGTGTGAATAGCAAGTCGCCTTGAATGACGCCTTTGATGTTGATCTTAGGCAAATACATCAAACATGCTTTGAGTTTGTCTGCTAAGTCGCCAGAAGTGTCTGCATCGATATCTGCTGGAGTTTTGTATACTTTGGGATTTTTATTAAAGACACCCTTCTTCGCAACAAAGAATTTGCCGTCTGTTGGGTCTTGTCCTGCAAAGACTGCTGGCGCACCATCCCACTTGACTGAAATGTCAACTTTGCTTTTAGAATGACCAGCAAGCATGTCACGCACCGCTCTGAGTGCGTTTATGCTATCTCTAGTTCCTTCAACACCACCATTCAGAACATCGTCTTCCGCATGTTCCATGTGAGTGTTTTTCTTTTCAATAAGGTATTCTTTAAATTTAAACATGATAGGTCTGTCGTTGCAATAGACCTATTTATAATTCCTCTATAATCAACTATAATTGACTATAATTATCTTCGCATTGACGCTTGATCCTTTGCGTCATCATTAGAAAAAATAGGTACTGCATTGCTTTTGTGTAATGTGCCGATGCCAATCATCTTGTCGCCAGTGTAAACTTTGCCGTGAATTGGCTTAGTGCAATTGTCGCCAAATGTCGCTAAACTGGGATAACGTACTGTTTCACGTATTTGTGCTTTTGGGGGTTTGTATGCTTCAACGTCTTTAGGTTTTTTGAAACCTTTAGAGAATGAAGTTGTAGGAAGATTCTTTAGCCAAGTCTCATACTCTGCAACTTTCTTTGCAGGAGTTTTTTTCTTTTTTGATTTCTGATATGTGTAAATTAGCATGATGTAAGTTCGTCAACAAAGTTTAACAACAATTTATGGTTTCGTTCTTCGTGCCAGTATTCTGATATGTATGCTCTAGGCTTCTCATACCAATACTTCTGACTCTCAGGATGACAACCAATCACCCCTACTCTATTTTGAATGATTGCCATAGCGTCACCATTCGCATAAGTAGAGACTATTTTAGCACGTTCTAGATTGCCTGTCAATGCACATCCATCGTAGAAGAACATTGTTTCAGGTTTGCCGTTCCAAGTAACATCGGCAACTGTAGAGTAAGACCTACGAATATCTGCTGTATCTTGTTTAATATACTGAACAGGTTCAATATCATCTAGTATATCAAAATAATAACTACCAGCCCAATATGCACCCATACATATTCCTAGATAATATCCTTTAGATTTAACAAAATCCGCTATCATATTAGCACGTTTGCGTCTAAAGAATTTATCATAAGAATCTGCATCTCCGATACCTCCAGGAAACGCAACAATATCTGCATTGTTTAATACTGTCAGTAAATCACTATCAACATTGAATAAATTAATTTTATAGTTTGGCGATAATGCTTTAATCATTCCATCACAACAATCTGTAGAACACTCTGGATGATTAACAAACAATGCTATCGATTTCACACTATGCCATTCTGTCTACATTCTGTCCAGAACGATTCATTCTACGATTCATTTCAATACGTGCTTCTTCGCTGACTTCACGCATTTGTTTAATTCTACGCTCTTCTAAACGTAGTTCATCAATTCTTCTCTCTGTTTTGTTGAGAATAAGTTGTTCATACATCTTATTGGTGTATGCTCTGATACTATCTACACTCATTTTAACACCAAGAATGCTAACATAATACTTTGCATGAAAAATCCGATGCCGTTTGACAACATGTATAGTTTGTCTTTCATAATTGCTGAACGGACAAAGAATAATAGCAAGCCACTCCAAATTAGTATGACCATACTTAATGGGGGTAATACTGTAGGTTCACCTTGAATTGCTAAGTACGTTACCGGTACTGTAGAACCATGAATTAAAACTAATCCAATCCAACCGCAAATCTCACCAAACTGACGTACAATCCAGTTATACCATTCTGTTATTTTAATCATTTCAAATTTCTTTCTTAAGTAGTTTAAGAGTAGGTCTAAATTTTTGATAGAGTCCGACTTCACGTCCATATGCTTCAATCTCCCATAATGATTCCCAATATTCATCACCTTGATATTGTTCTCGTTGGAACGTTACCAAGTTCCCTCTTTCATGGAATTTTAATTCACCTTTAGCGTACTGCTTAACGTGAACCATCTCATGTGCAAGGCATTGTAAAACACGCTTGCCCATTTTGTTCCATTCCAAATTTATTACAAATTGTTTGTTGTTTCCACGTTCATCATCTTTGGGAAACGCTTCACCGAGAATTCGGTTTTTTACATAAAAATCTTTTATGACGTTTATGTTTATTTCTAATGTATTTGACAACCTGTCGCTCATCAAACGACTAGCATAAAAATGCGTAGCCATCTTTAAAATCTTTCTCTCTTTCGGTGTCAAGGTCGCCCCTTTTGCCCTGAGAATGAGTTTCATGTTGTATCCCTTTCTTAACAATATCTATTATAGTACAGTTATGGTATCTTGTCAAGGGATATTTAGGGAAAGGGATATATTTCACATTATGAAATTAAACCTTTAGATTGCCAAAATCTCGGTTTTTCTGCATTCTTTTGCCGAAACCAGACTTATCGAATACGGGTCTATCGTCTTCAATCTGCCCACTATCGGAAATGTTAGTCTGCGCTGACTCTTCTGCATCATACAGTTTCATTTTCGCCCTATCGACACCAATCACAAAACGTTTGTTTGTTGTTGGGTCGCTGTAACGATTTTTCAACTGCTTAACCATAATCTGATTCAACTCTGCAAGTTCTTCGGTTGAAATCAAAGCAAACATCAAGTCTGCTGTTGCAGGCAAACCAAACGATTCTGAAGTATCTTCAAGACCAACGTCAGAGTTTGTGAAACCACTTCTCGTTGTTTGTGTAGCAGATACAATTGGAAGTTTATGTTCAACTGCAAGACCACGCAACTCTTCTGCAATCGCTTTGATGTATGTGTAAGAGTTAATAGAAGAACCCATCTTCATACGTGCAGAAGAACAAATGTTTAGATAGTCAATGTAGATGATATCGGGAATAAATTGTCGTTTCAATTTCAACTCATTCAACAAATGATTAAAGTGATTTACGTTTGCACTAGCAGTTGGATACTCTTTGATAATTAACTTGCCTTTAGTTTTCTCACGTAAAGATTCAACTTTCTTCAAGTATGTTTCTTTAGGCATACCAATCAGTCTGTCAAGTTCAACGTTCATCAGATTAGCATCGATACGTTCTGCGATACGTTCTTCAGCCATTTCCATTGTAATGTAGAGAACGTTTTTACCCATCGTCAGATTGGCTGCGGCACAATGACACATGAACAAAGATTTACCAACACCAGTACCAGCAAGAACAATGTTCAAAGATTTTTCTGCAAGTCCACCTTTAGTGATTCTATTCAGATAGTCAAGGTCGAATGGAATTCGTCTTTCAACTTTATGATAGAAGTCATATCGTGTTTCTGCATCATCAATGAAATCATGACCGATGTGATTATCAAAAGAAACAGAAAGTGCATCTGCTAGAATTTTAGGGATCGAACCTTTGTCGAGTTTTTCAGAACTATTCTTATTCTTGTCATCAAGAATCTGAATGCTTTGCATGATGCCATTGTAGATTGCTTTCTCTTGGCAGAAGTCTTCTGTCGCATCAATCAGCCATTTGGTATCAGACACCTCAGGATCGATTGTAATTGATTTAACAAGTGCAATAGTTTTCTTGTGCTGTTCACCTGTTAGATTAATTCTCTTGTCAATCTCAATAGCCAATGCTTCTTGCGTTGGCATTGTGTTATACTTATTTACATAACTTTCAATTTCAGAAAACAATAGTTTTTCTGAAGATTCCTGAAAATACTCGCCTTTAATGAATGGTAAAGTCTTACGTGTGTACTCTTCATCCAATATCAGGTGTTTCAGTATTTTTTGTTCCAAGTTCATTCTTATACCTTTTTTCTGCTTCTTCTAATGAGATTCTTAGAAGATCATTTAAAATTTCACCGAGGTGCGCTTCAAAGTCTTTATTACCCTGTAACGCTTTGTGTTCTTCATCTATTATATCATAGTTGAAGCCGATTGAATACGTTCCGTCAGGATTTTCTTCTTCGGAGAAATTAATCTCACCAAAATTGAATTCAACATCTTTATACATGCCAGAATTAACTTTGATAGATGCAACGGTATCTTTGTTTTTGTATTTGATATCACGATTTGTGATTTCATAGTCTTCATTAATCTTCATTTGCTAACTCCAATTCTTCTTCATCAACACCACCCTCAACGCTATCTTGTCCGTACATGAATTCTTTTTTACATGCTTCATCGATCAAGTCTAGAATTTCTTTAGTGAAATACTTTTCTGGTTCAGCATTAATGTTCTTACCAAAGACTTTCACACCATTCGACAATACGTATTGCGTAGACACTTTCTTAATGATGCCATACTTTTCTGCAATGTCAAGCAATCCGTAATAACGATCTAAGCCTTTGCTGTATGTGATTTTGATTTCAACAAATTTATTTTCTTTTGTTAAACGGCTCTTGTGCAATTTTGCTTTAACAATGTTACCGATAACTTCAGTACCATCTTTGTCTTTCTTCTTAGACAGATATACGATTGTAGATGCTGTGTACTTCAAACCAGAACCACCAGACATTTCTTTCATTGGCACATATGAACCAACAACATCATAAACGTGATTCGTTACGATCAAAGGCACACCAATCTTAGCAAGTTTCAAATTTAACACACGAAATGTCGCTTTGAGAATTGCACTCTTAGTCATGTCTTTTGTTTCTTTGCCTTCAGCAGTATCTTCCATTTCTTTTGTAGAAGATAACTGACCAAGAGAATCGAGAACCATCATCATTGGCTTACGTGCTGATTCTTTTTGTGCTTGATACTTTTCAATGATTTGCAATGCAGTATGACGAAACTTTTGAATCGTATCTGGTTCAGAGATAACAACTCGTTTAGTGTCTACACCACGACTGTCCATCATAGACTTCGTGACTGCCGCTTCGGTGTCAAAGTAGATAACACCGCCATCAGGATTTGCATCAAGAAATTGTTTGACAATACCAAGCACAAAGAATGTTTTACCAGTTGAAGATTCACCAGCGAATGCAGTCACTTTGTTGTTTGGTACACCACCATAGATACTACCACTCAGTAGTGCATTAAGTGCATATGAGCCAGTGTCAATGCTACCACTAAACTCAGCCGAGGCGCCACCATCGGAAAGAATCTTTGTGTCATCATCTTTTAATTGCTCAACTAAATCTGTAAAAAAATTACTCATTGTGTTTTTCCTTCATAATATTTGTTTAATAACTTTGGCGAATGTTGTTCATATTCAGTAACATCAGGTTCGCTTTTCTTCTGCACTTCTAAATCATGGGTACGTTGACGGAGTTCCGATGTACTGTAACTATGATTCCTCACATGATAGTATAACTCAATTCCGTTCTCAATGCAATACTGTTTACCGGTAAAGTCTTTATTTTTGTATTCTTCACCAAGAAATCTTATGTGCATTGTTTGCGTCATAATCAAATTGGCTAAGTCTTCTTCAGTATGGTAAACAAGAATCTCATCCACGTACTTACATGCTTGCAATTGAACGTAACGTTCATATACCGATTGCACAGGTTTGTTTTTTGTGCTAGGTCTATCTACAGTAGGATCGACCTGTAGCGCAACAATCAAATAGTCACATAACTTTTTTTCCATCTTTAGCATTGTCACATGACCAGCATGGAATAAATCAAATGACGAACAATTAAAACCAATTTTCATAAATTATCTTTCTGCAAACTCCGCATACTTTGATCTACCATCTCTGGTGTATTTGCGTTTAAAATCTTCCAGTTCTTCTTTTGTCATGGGTATGGGTTCCATGAGTGATGCATTCAAATTTTCATCACCAGTAGATTGTTGTGCCGTTTGTGTTTTTTGTTTTCTTTTTTGTTTTGGTGCAACTTCAGCAGATGGAATATCAATCTGATATCCACCAGACTTTTCTTCCTTTGCTCTTGCAATTTCTCTCAGAGAAAAGTTACCAGCAATGACAAGTAAAACTGCCATTGGATCAAACACAAGAACTAAAAGAATGATAACGAATCGCACAGACTTATCTAGTAAACTAGAATCAATGCTATCACCGTAGATTAGCGCCGCAATATATTTGATCGGACCAACTTCTGCTTCCACTTTACGAATTTCGGTGGCGATAGGAGCCCGCTCTTCATTAAGAGTCGAAATCCGCTTGTTATATGTTTCGATTTCTTTAAGTATGCGACTACGTTCTGTCTGTTGGGCTTTGCGTAGACTTGCCGCTTTTTCGGCACCCTTTTCGTTTGTTGAGCGAACCATAACTTGGTCCACTGATTCATCCATTTGTTTGAGCGTTTTGCGATTAACATCAATATTATCCTTCTCAACTTTAATCTTCTCATCGATCATTGCAATTTTTGCAGACACATCACCACTCACTAGATTTTGATCGTTATGTGCTTTAGAAAGATATCCAAAGATTCCCAATGATGTAATGAACATCAGAATGATAACTGCTACTGTGAAATAGTACTTCAGAAATCTTGGTGCAATTGACCAATTCTTATATGCCCATGATGCGGCAATGAGTTTAGAGAATTCTAAAGCACCGCCCATGATTGCAATTGGAATTGGACTAGCCGCAAAGATAGCCATTAGGCCAATGACAGAATAGTATGCGGCAATAGCAGAAAGAGATATAGCACTCAATAATGTAATCAAAGCAAAAAGCATAAGTTTATCCTCTAGTTAATGCCAATACTTTGTCGATCTGCTCTTGAATTTTTGCTGTACGATTTGGCCAGTAGATATATTCCTTCTCCGGATTCTTCATCAAGTTGACAAGTAATGGCATGATAAGTTGTTCTAATTCTTTTAAATCAGATTTTACATCTGCAATCATATTTTGACGTTCTGCGTCAAGACCAAGTTTACCTTGATTGTATAATGATAACATTGTATCTAATTTTTCTTCTACACGTTGCAAAGACTCTGAAGATTGCGCTACCGTTTGTTTAACAGTAACTGTATCTTCTAATGTAGTTGGATCTGTGAGTCTAGTTAACGTTGATTCGTCAACTGCGCTAAATCCAAAATCATCTTCTTTTCTAAACGCTAGATATTCTGATGGTATTTTTGTACTCATGTGAAAAAGTTCTCCAATGATGAAACACGTTCAGTCTTCCAACCGATTGTGTTTACGATTGTTTTTAATGGTTCAAGATATGCTTTATCAAACTGCGTATCGTAGTCGATATATTTTTCTACACCAAACTCTTTTGGTAAGACTGTGAGAATAGAAAATACATTTTCTTGAACGGGATTTGGAACTTTCATGTAGCAGAATTTAGTCTTGTCACCATCCTGAATAAGTTGATACTTCTTAGTCAGTTTATATTTTTTCAGAAACGCATTAAACATTATCGCACCACGCACATGCATAGGTGTGCCTTTTGAATATAGTTCCGAACTGCTTGTATATTTAGATAGGTCACTAACACCACGTGGGAATGCAATGTCTTCAAATGGAAGAGTTTTGAATTCTTGTTTGAATGCTTCAACGAAAGATTGAAAGTCTGTTTCATTACCATTCATCACAATCTTCAATGACTCTTTAATCTTATCTCTACACGACATTGGTGTGGAAGACTTGACTGCTTCAATGCCCATCATCTTTAGTTTTGGCTCTGCGAATCGAACACCCTCAGAATCATACACGTTTAGAATGTAACGCTTCTTTGCAGTCCAGATACCTTTGTTGGCAATCACTTCACGCTTCATCTGCATCTTCTGGTCAAATGCATTCATGTAGTCTGCTAGTTCTTGATATGCCTTGTCGATGAATGGTTCGAATTTTTCTGTACATGCTTTGTTGACGAAATCAACAATTGTCTCAACTTTCGTTTCACTCTTTTGTCCGTAGACCATATGTACCAGCGGACCAAGATTGACGTATACAGAGTCTGTATCTGACGCAATAACATAATCATTATCCTTAGTCTTCAATAGTTTGTTTAGATAACCATTCAACTTCATTTCAATCCATCGAATGGCTAGTTGACCAGACAGAGTAATTGCCTCTGCTTGGCGAATGTCAAAAAATCTAAAGTATTGATTACCGAGTGCGCCATAAGCGGAGTTCAATTGTACTTTCTTTGCCAACTGCAAGTTTTTGTACTTTGAAATTTGATTTGATATTTCACGTTTACGTTCTTTGTTCGTTTCTTTTTCGTAAGCCTTCTGCGCTTCAATCATTTTCTTTTTGTACAATGAACGATCATCATACATGCGTTGCATCATAGCAGGTAAAAAACCTTGCTTGTCACGCTTGAAGTAATGCCCATTGGCTGCCATGCAATATTCGCCCTGTGCTTGATATTCACCGTTCAGCAAATTATCAATAGAGATACTTGTGTGGCGACCTTCAACAATTGTTTCAGGTGAAACATTATACTGCATAATCAAGTGTGGATACAATGAGTTCAAGTCAAACGACACAACCCACTCATGCATACCAATGATTGGGTCTTTCACATAAGCGCCAGCATACTGTTCATCTTTTGGCGTGTGAACATTCTGTGGAACAATAATGTTATCTTCAATCAATTCATTATGTATCAAAGTATCCCACATGCGTACTTGCGTAAACACATCGGTATAATTAACTTTAGCATCGTATGCAAGTGCCAGTGCCATGTCAATCAATTGCATCTTTGCGTCAATACGATCTACAAGTTCAACGTCATGGATGTTATACTCAATAAACTTTTGAAAGTTTGTTCGATACAACTGATGTAGACTTTCAACTTCAGAGTAATCTAGTTTCTTTTCACCGAGTTCGAGATATGCAATGTGATTAAGACTAAAACTTTCTTGCTGTGAGTATGTAAACTTCTTGTACAGTTCAATGTAATCAAGAATAGCAATACCAACTAAGTCGAATGCTGTTTGTTGTTTGTTGTGAATCGTAGTTGTACGTTCGCCAATTCTACGAAATGGTGATAGACGCTTTGCAGTATTCTCGCCCATGAGTTTTGTGATACGATTGTTCAGATATGGAATATCAAAGAATTGAATGTTCCAACCAGTCACAATGTCTGGTGATGTTTCTTCCCACATGTCGAGAAAGCGCATGATAAGATTATTCTCATCACGGCACTTGATATATGTTACATCATCACGATTGTTATCGTAGTCACCACAGCCAAACACATAGAAGTGTCCTGCTATCTTAAACGTGATGGCAGTAATTGGCTCAGACGCAGATGCAGGTTCAGGAAAGCCATTTTCAGAACCAACCTCAATGTCAATATTCGCAATCTTAATTTGTTCTGGATCATAATCTATTTTTCCTGGATAGGCTTCATTAATATAAACGTATGGGAAGTTTGTTGAGCCATAAACTTTGAAGTTGTCAACATCTTCATAACGTTTCATAAA